TAAAATGGCATCAAACAAGCAAAACAATTTGAAACGCATCGAAGAATTGAAGATTGAAGAAAACCGACTATTTGAAATCTACTATATGTCGCAAGGTAAGCGTGACGAACTTCGTCTCGCTGGTGAAAAGAATAAATGGGAGGCAGAATTTAAATTATCTCAGTTATTACGAAAGGAATACGAAGACGCAAAGGAAAGCCGCATTATTGAAGAACTCCGTCACAAGAAGAAACTTCACGCCATCCTTATTGATAAAAAAGAACGCCAACACGACGAAATGAATTCGTGCGTGGATGAAAACAAGTGGTCTAAATGGGTGCCACTGTGGGTTAAAATCGATGGCGATTTTTATAAACAATTAATCGGGGTGAAAGATTTAACCAAGATTAAATCAACCACTAAATAATGAGTTGAACCAAACACTTGGGTTCACCCTTAAAACATAAATAAAAAATATAAAACAAAAATACTGAGACAAATACAAAAAAATTAGGGTTATTAGACCCAATTTTTTTTTTGATAGAATGTCAACATTGTCATAAAGAATTACCTTTTTAATTTAAAATACTTTTTCAAAAAGTTACTCTTTTTTCAAAAAATAATGACCTTTAAACAACGAAGTCAAAACCTATTTTGGTAATTCTGCCAAAAAATATATTTTAGCCGGATTCTACCGAAAATGACGGTAGATAACGGTAGAGCCCTTTTTCCTACGGGACCCAAGACGAAATAAGCTTTGGACTTGGTTATTTAAATGTCATTATTATTTGAAATAAAATAAATATTTGAAAAAGTAATATATAAATAAAAAGTATTTTAAGTTTTACGTAGACGATATAACGATAAATAACGATAATTCATTTTTAAAATTAATTAAAAAAAATTGAAATTAATTTCTGTAATTATAAAAGTATTAAAGATGACTCAACAAAACGAAAAGATTCTTATTGGAACTACATTTGGCGATGCTTGTCGACATAAAGTTAAGCTTGACTTGGCTTTGAAGAATTCGACCGACACTTGCCACAACTGTAAAGAACTAGCTTGGGATATAGGACTCCCAGTAATCATTGGCTGGCACACTTGGCTAACTGATGGAAAACAAATTCGCGTTATTATTTATCATTGCCGAAAATGTGAGAACGACGAGATTGAATTTTCTGCCAAAGAGGCCGAGAAAAAAAAGAATAAATTAATTAAAAAAAAATTGAAATTAAAATCCGAAATTGTAAAAAGTATTAAATACGAAATGCCAAACGAACAAGTTAAAGCAAATATGGAATTGTGTTTTGCCGAATTGAAAAAGATGGCAGGCCTAAAGATTAAGATTGAAAAAATCGCTGATTCTATGGAAGTAGAAGCCGAGATAACAAAACGATTGAAAATTCGTGCTGAATTTATGTTCAAGTATTGTTTCGGACCTGAAGCTAATGAGTTTGCTAAGAATGAAGATAAAAAATCGAACACGATGGAGTGCTGTTGCGGTTTGGAAATATCAAAGAAAAGTTTGAGCAAGCACATTTTGACGAAAAAACATAATGTCGCGTTGATAAATTATCTGGCAAAAGATATTGTTGAATGGGATTTAATGTTACGAAAAGAATTATGTTAAAAAAAAATTGAAATTAATTTATGGATTTATAAAAGTATAAATCGAAATGTGTAACAAAGCAAAAATTGAGAAAGTTGAAGAGCCTGATGTCGGGTTTGGCGCTGTAAATATGAATTTCTTTGATAATGAAAGTGATGGCGAGGAAGATAAAATCGGGAGTGACGGACTTACAATTTGTAAATATTGTTGGGTCGGCGGCGGCAAGTGTCACGGAGAATGTGAATCAGATTTTGAAGAAGAATAATAATTCAAATAAAAAATATAAAATAAATTAGAAAAAAATTGAAAATAGTTTTTTTCTATTTGTAATGTATATATGGAAGTAATCAAATCCCGTATCCGTCAATTTCGTCCAAACCTGACGGAGAGCTCGTTGAAAACGTATGGCTGTTTGTTGAAATGTATCCACGAAGACACGTTTCCAAACGAGCCAATTCGGCTTGAAAACTTTTACAAGACGCGAGAAATACTTGAAGTTTTGCAAAACCGGAAAAACAAGAAAACAATTTGCGCGTCGTTATTCGTTCTTACCCAAGTGCCCGAATATAAAAATATGATGATTGAAGAAATCAAAAAAATCGAGGTCTTTGAAATCAAGCAAGAAAAAACAGATAAGCAAATTGAGACAATGATATCATTTGACGATGTGAAAACAAAATTATCAGAATTGAAAATCCAAGCAGACGAGATTTTCAAAACGAATTTATTTACAAACAGAAATCTGCAGATATTGGTTGATTATATATTGTTAGTTCTTACATCCGGAATTTATTTAGAACCACGAAGAAGTTTGGATTGGAGCTGTATGAGATTTAGGAATTATAATAATCAAGAGAATTTTTATGATGGTGAATATTTTATATTTAATAAATATAAAACAAAGAAACTATATAATCAGCAAAAAATTGAGGTGCCGATAAATTTACGGGAAATACTCGATAATTGGTTAGAAATAAATCCAACTGAATATGTGTTGTTCAACCAAAATCAAAAAATATTAAATCCTAGTAATATCACAATGAGGTTGAATTCGATTTTTGGTAATAATATTTCTACTAGTATTTTGCGGCATATATTTATAACGGAAAAGTTTAAAAACCAAATGCCCTTGGCAGAGTTAAGAAAGACTGCTAATAATCTTGGTCATAGCATAAATCAGATGTTTCTTTATGTCAAGAATTAATGTCGAGCAAAGTCTCCGTGGTATTCATCTCGAGCTCTTATCGCGTCATCAACTGCCTCTTGAAGAGTCTTGAACGTTTTAGAAACATACGTGATATCTTTCGTTATTCTCACTCGAACTTGATATGTCAAGTATTTTGTTATTATTACATTTTTATATCCCGATTTATTAGTTTTTTGTTTCGGTCTATTTCTCATATTTTCTTGTGTTGTAGCAGCACGTAAATTCGCGATTTGATTATTAGTTTTATTATTATCAATATGATCAACTTCTTTTGGCATTGTCTCGCCGTCTTTCAAGATGAAAGTTTCAAACATTAATCGATGAACTTTACGATTTTTTTGATTGCCGTTTTCATTTACTAAATTAACACGTTTGTAACCGTAATTGTCGTCAAATTGCTTGATAACACGTTTTTTCAAAGTATCATAAACTTCAGTATTTTCATTGATTGTATAACGCGGAAACGCTTTTATTGTCGTCATTCTTATAATATTTATAATCAAAAATATCGTTTCAATTTTTTTTTAATTTTCTCTTACTATAATATTAGATGGCATATCACTACACTAACAGCCGTAGCATCCCGATACCAGATAGTTCCGCAGACAAGTTCTCAACTGTTTGCCTTTACTTCGATTCAAACCACGCGACTGCCGCCCCAGGCCGTTCAATTACAAACGGATTCATCGTGAATCTTGCTCAGCCTTTAGTTTTAGATATTTCGTTGCGATATGTAATTCAAATTATCAAGGCGTCGTTCAATACTGCTGGGTTTAGTAGCGGAGCATACGTCGATGTTGACGTCCTTTGCTCGATCGTAGAACCTCAATATATTAATGGGATCAAAGCCGCTCCGCTTTTGAATCGCATATATAAAGTGAAATACGACTCTGTTGCCAATACAATTTATGACACGCCTTTCGAATATCAAGCCGTGAATCCTATTTCTCGATTTATCAACCCGACAACAAAAGTTATTTCACAAATGGAGTTTTTGTTCAACGTCTCGCTTCCTAACGGCACTGTGATTCCGATGCCGCCTGCGACGGGTGATACCGTCTATCCAACGCAGGTTTGTGTAATCATCAAACAAGTGCCATCACACGTGAAGTCAATCACTGCCATCTAATTTTTTTCTCTTGTAATGATATTATAATGTCAGACGTGGTGAAAATCAACGACAATTTGTCGTTTAAACAATTATCAGTCACTGATAACATTGAGCAATGCCCTGCGCCAAGAAGTGTTTTCTTGTCAAAAGAAAAACAAAATTGGGCCAAAGAAATGATATTGTCAGCGTTGAAAAAGCCGAAAACAGTCGAGCAAGATTGGCAGAATCCTGAATCGTGGCTAGGAATTCATTAAAAATATAAATATAAATAAAAAATAATATTATTGGCAATATATATTGCCTATAATATTATTTATGTTTTTTAATTAATTATTATTATTTTTAATCTACTGGCATTTCGGAGAGATGAGCCTCGGTGAATCTGTAAAGCTGGTCGTAAGCAAGTCCCGAATAGCCTATCCAGCCGTTTGCTCTTGCCAACTCTCTCATATCGCTTAATGTCATTTGGTTAAGAGGCATTGTTGGATAAACAGGCTCAAACCCAGGCTTCGATCTCAATTCGGCCATTTCGTTGAACTGAGCCCGAGGCCTTACTAATGTCGCTGTTGGCGAAATAATTTCGGGCGACGTAAAAAATGCGGCTGGCGATGATTGACTTCTAGTCATCGGCGTTTGACTTCTCGGTGGCGGCGCTTCACCTAACGGAGTCCCAAAATCTCGAAGAGTTGAGGTTGATTCTCGTTCTTCGGCAATTTCAAGATCACGGATTTGTTGGCCATCTAAAGTTGGATCTAAATTTATCTGTTCCATCTCACTGTTCAATTCTTCTTCTGTTAACCCTTCAACGCCTTCGAACGCCAAATCTGGCGAATACGGAATTCCTCGATAATTATTATAAGCGTAAGCGGCGGCAAGAGAACCGAGTAAGGCGTTGCTGGCAAGTTTAAGTTTTGATGAATTTTTTTTCTTTAATTCTTTTGCGGTATCATACGCGGCATATGACAAGGCGGCAGTAGGAACTACATATGGCATTGCCGACCTAAAAATATCAAATATTCCTTCTCCGGATACTAGCGGCATTCTAATAATATAGAAAGAGAAAATGAATTAATATTTATCGATAAAACAGATCAAAAGATTCTGATGGGTTTAATTTTCCTGCTTTATATAATTCCATTAAATTATCATATGCTGCTTGAGTCGGAGGCTCAAACGCATCACTTTTAAAATGCTGATGTCCTGCGTAAGCGGCACCTAAAGCAGCGACACTTCCTAATATCGGCATCCCGATTTTCTTGAAATTTTCCCAATGTCCTGAACCGACCATCTCGCCGTGCAATATTTTTCTTTGCCCGTGGCCATCTTTTCCGACTAACCCTTCACCAGCAAAAATCTTATCTAAACGTTTGCCAGTTCTATCACCGAAAACAGTTCCTTGAATCATACTAGCAGGACCTACGTAAGGAACTCCTGCCATTGAAGCGATAGTTGTTCCAAACGGGATTGCTCGCATAACGTCGAACGGTAAAGAATATCTATCTATTTGCTGGTCGACTTGGTCTTTAGCAAAATCGACTAAAGTGTCAAAAAATCCAGTGCCACCAATTGTAAATGGGATTCGATCCATTTC